TAAAATATTTGAAATTCTACTTTGTATTAAACTAAAAAACTGCTTCAAAAATGAAGCGGTTTTTTAGTTTGGCAGAGATTGAAGGAATCGAACCTTCATCATTCAGATTCGGAGTCTGACATTTTACCATTTAAACTAAATCTCTATATCATATGATTTATGACTATAATTTACATTATAGTTTTTTATAAAACAAAACATAATTTACGTATTATAAATTTTACTTACACTGAAAATATATAATCTCATAAAAATTTATTTCGTTTCTTGTTATGTTTTATCGTAACATATAGTAACATGGCAAAAACAAAAACGGCTTGTTTTCAATGTTTAACAACATATAGAAACAAGCCGTTAAGTCGTGGCAGGGTACTAAAAACATCAAACGAACATTTGTTTGTCTATATTTTTGATAATGAATTTGTGATTAAAGTAGGCTAAATATTTATGGTTTTATTATATACCCATTTAAATCCATTTTACAAGCTTTTTAAACTTTAGTCATGTGATTATACTACTATTATCAAAAACTCTTTGTATATTTCGTCTGATGAAGTTGTTTTTTAACAAAATCTAATTTTAAGCAATAAAAAAGAGGGTAGACATAAAAGTCTACCCTCAATGTATTAAAAATAAGTTACAAAATGATTTTAATCAATACTATAAATTTTTCACAATTTTAATTATCTTATTTTCCAACATTCCTACAAAGCGTATATAATATTTTTATTATATTATATAGCTAATCTTCTTAGTACATACGCACGATTAACTCACGATTAGTCGCACGATTATTTTTATAAAAAAAATTGAGATAGCACTAGTAACTATCCCAACCGACTGGCTCTCCAGTCACACTTTTAGTTAAACCATATAAAGTTTGTATGCTTATATTATATCATAAGTTACTCTTCTAAGAAATCTCAATAAAAAAGAACCCTAGAGCAAGAGTTCTTTTTTATCTAGGCTTAAGCTGAGTGAGGTAAAGAACAGTGATAAAAGGAGCGACCTCTTATATATTCAAAATCATTTTGATTTCCTCATAAAATAACAGTTCATCACACTGTTATAAAGGCTATTGAACTTAACCTTAAAACAATTACATTGCTTATTTACATTATATCACAATTATTTTTCTTTGTAATAATTAGTTGAGCTTATTCCTAGGAGTGTTCCCAAGAATAAATCAATAGCCGACAACGTTCCAGCAACTTCTTTTACATAACCTAATCCCCATATGCCGCCAATGGCAACATATAAAGTCGTTAGTGCTGGAAGTCCTATCTGTGCTATCCACTTCAACACATCATAACTCTTGTTACTTAACTTCATATTATTTCCTCCTCAAAAACTTACTTCTATATTTCAAAAACTCATCGACCTTATCAGCACTCACTAAATAGTCACAGTATCCAGTAATGCCGTAATCTTTTCCACTAATTTTACCTGTAGAATTCCCAATTCCAATTATCGTGTCCTTTGATTTTTTCATCTTTCCAAAATCCATGTTTAGCTCTGCAGGAACTAATATAGCCTTGTGCTGTTTAGCAATCTTCACAGCTAATTCGTAGTCCTTTGCTTCATAAGTTACCACCGTTTGTTTAATTTGATCCAGTAATTTCTCTTCTTCCATTTTTGATAATCCTTTCACTTCCTCTTTCGGTTTTTTATAACCATTAAGTCCCAACTTCTTCATTGTGTTTGGATAGTCAACAAAACACCAGTTTGTATCAACTCCACCTTCTCCAGTCGATGGTATGCCTTCCCATTGACCTTTGTTAGTGTATTGGTGCATACCATATTTACCATTGTAATTAACTCCCTTGTTCCAGTGAGCTATCCAAATATCATACTTCTTGATACGCTCCCAGTACAAGCGACTATCAAGAAATGCCTTGTTACTGTAAATACCAACGTAATACCCTGCACGTTCAACCTCTGAACAAAATCTAACAGTATAATTCGTTAATTGTGTATTTGTGTATCTTCGTCCACTCAAACTGAAATCTTCGATATCGAAATAAACTGGATATTCCAGCTGTTTACCCTTTAGTGCCTTTAGTGTCATATCAATTTCGGGACTGATGTTCAAATAACTTGCAACATACACACCAACACCGATTCCAGCTTTCTTACACTCTCTGTAGTTGTATTCAAATGTTTTATCGACATATCCACCACCATAGCCACTGCCAAGACGTAATATAGCAAATTGTACGCCACTTTGCTTAGCTTTCTTCCAATCTGGATAGCCGTTATACTTCGATACATCCACACCTACAAGCTTAGTCATATAATCACACCTTTCTTAAAAATTTATAATAAAAAAGCACTATGTATCACTACATAATGCTTGATTTATTAATTATTGTAATTAATTTAAATATATTTTTTTATTGTTGTAACCTAGTATATAACTTATGCCATTAAAATAAGTTATCTATTAACCCCTAAATATTCTTTTAATGACGTTTGAAGAATTTTAGAAAAATTAACATTGCTATCCTCAGCTAAGTCATTTAACCATTTAGGAATTGTAACCGTCTTTTTTATAGACTTGTTTTCTATTTCATCACGTATTAAAGGCATCCAAACAGAAATATAAGATACAGATTGATTTTCTTTAGTAAAAATAGGCTTGTTTTTAGGTGGTTCAATTTCAATATTGTTTTCTTCTTTGGCATAAAGAACCAATCCTAAAACATCTTTTGCATTATATAAAGCCTCTTCTAAAGACTCACCGTCTGTAAAGCAATCTTCCAAGTCGGGAAATTCAGCGTAGTATATTCCGTCGTTTTTATCATACGTTATTATACAAGGATATGAATATTTGTCTTTTTTCATAAAAATCTCTCCTAACTAGAGGTTTAGGGCTAAAATTTTAGCCCTGTTATTCTCTGAATATTCGCCAAAGTTCCAGCTGGAATATCTTTCTTATTACATTTTATTGGGCATATTTTACCGTTTTTAATGTAAATTTCATGCGAACCAGTTGTATGGTCATAAACCCAACCGTTATTTTTAAGAACCTTTATAACCTCTCTGTACGGTTTAACCATACTCCCTCCAATCTTGTAATCGACTTTAAAGCTATTGATTGGTATTTGAGGGTTGAGTGCTTGAGCAAGTATTTAACTTGCATTTATATTATACACGTATTATTAACACGTGTCAACACTTTTCGTTTTATTTTTTAGTCGTCATATCTTTTACCCCCTCCCAAAATAATTTGTTTCATTTCTCCAAGAATTTTCAACATTTCTTCTTGATTTTTTAGTATCTCATCATGATCTCTTTGCAAATCTAATGCGTTAACATTGTGATGTTCCAGCTTTTCTTTTAAGTCTAGCAATTGTCTTTTAAGATCCACAGTCTCGTCATAATGCCTGTTTGTAATCTCCGTATTTTTATCTATTGACTTGTTAAAATTCATCCACGCATTCAAAAAAAGAGGTGCGTATTTAAATACAAAAACGCACACTCCAGCCGCAAATGCGAAGGTAAATCCAGCATCAAGCAGTTTCAAAAACTGTTCCATCTATTCCTCCTCAGTTGCTAATTCTTCAAGTCCAAGTTCCACAAGAATCTTCTTAACACGTTCTTTTAAGCAATTTGGAACACTCTTGAATGTTCTTCTGCCTCTCATAATCAAATATGCATACATATCAGCCATCTAATTCACCCCCTTTATCTTTGTTTATTGACTCTTGAATTGACTTCATAGTCTCTTCAAGCTCCATCATCTTGTCAAAAATCTCAGTCATTGCTTCTGCTTCTTTCAACTTCTTTTCTTCTGCTTTAATTTCATCATCTGTTTTCTTTTTCTTAATCTCAGCCACGATATCCGACAACTTATCATCTGGCTTATCCACATTGCCAGTTATCATAGCTCCGTCATCTCTCAAATACTCAAATCTTGTATTATTTTCGGTTATATAAATACTTATCATTAAATTGACCCCCTTATGTGATATGCGATTTTAAAAGCCGATGTAGACGTTCTATTGTAATAGTTATGAACCCTAACTTTGAAGTACGAATTAGCATAATCAACAACGTGAAGCACCATTCCAAGACCACTGCACCTAATAATCGTAGCCCCAATATATGTTATATCCGATATGGAAGGAGAAAAATTAACAGTATAAAAATTTGAATATCCGCCATTTCCTAGTGAATTTGGATACGTAATCTCTCCCAAATCAGCAATCCCATAAATATCCCTAGTACTTTCAGTATCAAGTCTTTTAGCTGTATTATATGTTGCAAAAGGATCTAAATTTACCGCTTTATTTTTTACTTTTAAATCACTTCCAATATTCAAAGTGCTTATATCAGCTTTCCACGCTTTTAAATTATAGTCAGCCTCAATATCGTGTGCGAAAATTTTTCCTTTTACTTCTAGGTTATTATCACCTGCAAGTTTATCTGGAAACTTACCTATTCCAACACAATTGTTCTTAGGATTAATCGAAATCCCAACCGCTTGAGTTGGCACAGTAACCAAAGCAGTATAACTTCTGAACTTATCCGTCGCAGTTACTCTAACCTCATACGATGCAAACTCCTTATATCCACTTCCCAAATTCACTGATTGAGTAGTAGATGCAATATTAATATTTGCACTGTATTTCGTTGAGAAACTCCCACTTGGTAGCTCTCTAACATCAACTGTTACATTACAAGTATTATTATCACTACTACCACCAGATATAGTATGTTGCACCTTCACAGAAGCGTTTAATCCCTCGCCTTGTCTTGTAACACTACATTCAGCCGTTGGTGGGTTGTACTCTTTAACTCTTATTTTTTTACCATAAGATGCCCTTTGATTTCTGCTATCCACAACCTCAAAAGTGATATTTCTTTCTCCAGCTCTTGTTACACTACCGATATCTATAGTTGAGCTATTTGAGTATGTTGTATATCCATCTAATGTCGCCAAATACTTTTCTATACTTGCACCATTATACGCCTCAGCAGATACATAAGCACTTACATCACTGATATTTGTATAGAAGTAGTCACTTCCGAATACGCTCTTAACCTGTGAATTATTTTCACTAACTGACACATAGCTTATGCTAGGCTTTTTTATCTCAAAAATCCTAAGAGTAATTGTCCTTGAAGCAGTCGTCCCATCATCAGCACTAGCAGTAAAAGTCACATATCCACTTGACTCACTACCGAACACATCAGAGAATGTACTTGCATTAAAAGTAAAATGTGTACTACTTGCAAGACTACCAACATATCCGGAAAAGATATCTGTCTCCCATCTAATATCTCCACTTCTTCCATCAATATTTGACACATTAATAGTTACTTCGTCTCCAATATTAGCAAAAGACACCACGTCCGCCACTGAATTGACAATACTCATACTCATAGGCTTTTTTCTTGAAATCGTCGGCAAAGTCATCGTAGCGCTTAAAGAGCAAGTTCCTCTATGTGTTCCAACACTTGCTTTAATTGGAAACGACATTGTTCCATCTGAATTATGTTTAATCGTAAAAGTACCACTACACAATGTAGAACTTCCACCCTTGTCAAAGCTATACGTTGTCGTCGTTTCCTCAATTGTCTGATTATTACAAATTAAAGAAGTGGGTCTCTTCGTTTGAGAATACCCACTTCCACCGCCTCTACTTTCAAGATACAGTCTATATTTAATTCTTGACGTGTTATCAGCCTCTGATTGACTAATAACATTCATATCTAGCTTAAAATAAGCATACAAGCTTGATGGCGCTGTACCAGTATATGTTGCCATTTATCTACCCCCTAGATTGGTTTAATAATCGTGTATTTGTTAGTACCATTATCGTACTTTGTAACCATGTGATATCCGAATTCCAGTACCCCGTCCACTTTTAAATTAGGAACTTGTACTTGTGAGTTTGCAAATCTTGCAACCGTCTTAGTCCCGTCTATGATTTCAAGTGCATTGTTTTTAAGAATCATCTTCACCGCTTCGTCTTTTTTTCCAATGAGAATTCCCTCTTCACCGAAATCAAAATACGTCGTTATAGCTTCAATCGTGAGTTTACCAGCTCCGACATTCTCCTCTATAATCTTAATCCTATCTTTAAGTGATAAGTTCTCATTTTCCAAAGCTTTTTTCACAGTATCTGCATATGCCTTAGCCTTTTCTATCTCAACAAAACTTTTAGTCACGCTATCTTTGTCTGCTTTCTGACTAATCAACACCTCAACGGCTTGTTGCCTTGACTCGATGTCTGTTACAGTTTGTGAATCGGCTTTCTTTTCAAGCTCATCTTCGAAATCATTAGGATTTTTGCCCCACGAAGTCGCAACATCGCCCTCTTCCAATTGAGGGCGTGAGACTGTACAATCAATGTAATAGTTCTTAGTATTTGCGTTGAAAAATACTCTGAATTTGCCATTTGCGTACTTATCTTCTATTTTCTTTCCAGTCACAATTACCCTTTTTACCTCGTTTGGTTGTAACGTGATAGAATCATGCTCGATAGCTCTAACATTAAACCTCATTGGAACGTCACGATTGTTTTTTACATACATTGAGAAAGTATATGTTTTACCGTCAACAAGGTTTTCGCTATCTAAAAGCATAATCTCTTTTGTGCCATCAGTCTGATTTCCTGCTTCGGAAACTAATCTTTTACCACCAAAACCAAACTCTTTCATTTCTTCATCAGTTATTTTGTGATTACCGCCGTTAAATTTTACAAAGCGACCACTCAAATCATCTGAATTTTTGATTAGGTTTCTACCGCCAATTTCTCCAGTAAAAGTTCCGTCTTTACCATCAACGCCGTCTTTCCCCTTATCTCCTTTTACAAGCATCCACGTATACTTCTTAGGATCTGTTGAGTCTGCCTTAACATAGTCAGTATAAGTCCCGATATACGCCTTTTCTCCTGCTTGACTTGTGCTAAAATCCTTACTACCATCAGCGCTATTACTCCATGCAGTGTGAAAATAAGGAGTCTTTCCATCTGCACCTGCCTTACCAGGAATACCTTGTGACCCATCTTTTCCAGGTTTACCGTCTTCTCCTACATATCTTGACCATTCATACTTCTTAGGATCTGTTGAGTCAGCTTTTTCAAAATCCGTGTAGAATCCGATGTACTTTTTCCCAGCTGTAGCAGTCCTTGTGAATCCAACAGTCCCGTCTGTGCTATCGGCATAAGCGAAGTGAACATACGAAGTCCTTCCGTCCTTGCCATCTTTACCTGGCATACCATCATTACCATCGGCACCTGGAGGTCCTGGAGTAAGCTCTAACAACTCCAAGTCTCTTTTTGTGATAGTATCTTCCCACCTATCACCCTTCCACAGTCTCTTGAAGTGATTACCTTTACCATCGTCCCATTGCCACACATCGCCCCAACTCAAACTAGCTCTATCAGGCTCTTTTTCTTGCTTATATATGCCAATAGTCAAGTCCTTTATAGTTATAAAGCTTGTAGCCACAACAACATCATTAAGCATTGCAGAACATGTAAAAGTAGCTTGTAAATCAACATCAGTGTTATTTATCCCAAGTATATTACCAACTGAGTCCTCTTTTGATTTGTTCCAATCATCATCACTTGTAGTGATTTTGTCCTGGTATTCGGACACTCTTTCCCATACAAACTTATCAATAGTAGCAGTTTGATCCACACCTGCTTTAGTTACAATAGCAGTAATTTCCGTTGACAACACACCGTCTTTGAACACATTACCTTGACTTGATGATAGTTGCATTTCATACGGAACATTTTGCCAATTGAATTTGCTACTATACACAGATTTTTCAAGACTCAAAAGCCTTTCAGAAATCCCTGCTTTTTGTTCTTCAAAGTTTGCAAATATAGCAGAGTTGCTAAGCTCATCACACAAGCTCCTTGTGATATCCACAAGTCTAGCAGATAAATACAACGCAGGTTTAAATCCATGGTCTATTATTCTAATATAGTCTCCGATTTCTAATTCGCTTGGAAGTTGTCTCAGTGATACCTCATAGCTAATCTTAGCCTCATTGTTGTTTTTCAAGAACCTCAATCCCTCATCAAACAACGTCTTTTGACTAGTAGCCTCACTATCATACATTCTTATGAAATATTTTTGACCCGCCTTATTAAATCTAGTCCACTTCTTAGCTGCTTCTCTATCGCAAATAAGACCATCATCAGTAACATAGAATCTTCCATCATCATACTTATATCCAACCAAGTCCGTGTTAACTTCGTGTTCTTTGTACGTCACTTGTTCAGTACTTGAAGCAGTAGCACCAGGATTTGTGAATCGTTCAGACCCTTTCATAATATTTGCAATCTTATCTCCCCACGCTTTGTCACTAGCGTAGTTGTGGCCATTTTTATCATGATTCATCGCATACAACGTCTTTTGTCCGCGGTTATAGTAGTGTTCTTTTATCCACACAGCACCATTGATAATGCCTGCTTGTAAACTTCTATTACTGCTTTTCTTAGCATTATCAGGATTACTATCATACGCATTTATCCCGAAATAGTTATGATATTGTCTGCCTATTCTGCTAGTACCCCATGCACTTTCTAGTGCCGCATGAGCTAATATATATCTAGCATCTAATCCAGACTGTTTTTGTGCTTCAATAAACACTTGACCTTGCCCATTAAAAGGACTATTAGGTGCTTTTGCTCTTATCCAGTTATTTATTTGAGTCGCAGTTATTCCTTGCAATCTCTTACCCAAATCGTGTTTTGTAACATCAGAATTAGTCCAGTACGTCTTCTTTGTCGCATCAATTATAGTTCCGCCTTTGTTCTCATTCCAACGATAGAACCTAACATTTGGACCAGTCCAGCCGTTAAGCTTAGTTGTCACGATACCATTAATTGATCCATACAATGTACAATGTATTATCGTGTTTTTATCTAATATTACACCCGTGTGACCCTTGCCGTTATATCTTGATACGAATATATCTCCATATTCAATTTCTGATTGTTTGATTTGATGAAAGTACGTTCCAGCATTTCCCCAAGCCCATAATGTCTCCGTAGTTGGAAGTCCCACAGACTTTGGAAACAGTCCTGCAAATTTTGCAGCGCTACTAACAGAAGAACTGCAGTCATAATAATTAGGACCTTCACGTCTTGCTTGTGAATATCTAACCTTACCTTCACGCGATTTCATCCATTTTACAAATAACTCAATCTTGCTATTTGGTGCAGCTTTCTTCTTATCTTCTTCGATTTCAACTTGCTTTACCTCTCTGATTTGCTCCTTATGGGGTTTACCTATCGCTCTTACAGCAGTACACAAGTCCGCAATCGACACAGTACGCTTAACATCGCTCACATCACGACCAAACTCAAGCCTGTATCCAGTCTCTTTACCACGTTTCTTATAAAAGTTAATAACCTTTTTATCTATTGCATTACCATTTAATTTAACATCATAGCTGATCTCACAACCGAAACGACCTGCAATCATAGCAAGTCTTTTAGTCTTAGTAGTTGTACCATCGAATTTAAAAGCTAAGTTTTTATCCTTAGCTTCATTAATTCCAACAACCCAGTCTGATTTTTCACCAAGAGTATTGTTGACCCATTCTGCAAGTGTTCCTTTGAAATCTTGTTCTGCGATATCTTCATTAAGTAAATCAAGTCCGCAATCTTCTGCGACTATCTCCTTTGAATATCTTGTTTCAACAACCTCAGTAATCTCTAAAAGAACAGGCTTTTTCTTATATCCAGTAGCAACAATCAAACAGCCAGCTTCTATAAGTTCAACATCCTTTTCAACAACCTTGTCAATACTGCAAGTAAGCATACAAGTTCCAGTTTCCAAGTTTTCGTTGAACTTATCATCTTGAAAATGTACGCCATTTGGATAATCATTACTAACTATTGTAAGTGTTTGTAAATTTCTATTTGTGATAATTAACATTTGTATACCTCTCTGTAACTTACATCACAATCAACGAATGAACCAAATTCTCCCTCAGTAGTTATCGCTATCTCCTCTGTCCCTGGATAAATTGGCGTAGGTTTTGAGCCAAATGCAATTGGCATCAAACATCTGTGTCCATTGTGATAACAAAAACCAGTGTTCATATCGATTCTTACAGTATCTCCATCATTGAAGTTAAACCTAGGAATGGCTACATTAATCATAGAAAACTCTTCCTTGCTTTTATTCTCAACATAAATATCTGCATCATATCCTGTAATGGTCATATGCATTGGATTACAGGCTTGAATAAAGTCGTAGTTGTTCTTCTTAGTGCATAACACATACACATCACTAGCCACTACATCATCAATCTCAGCATTCATTAGCCTATAAGTGTAGCTTTTACCATTCAACTGATTATACATGTAGTATGTAACCATAGCACCTTTTTTAGTAATAGTTACAGCACCTGTCCAGTCAGCTTTGTTGTATCCAGTGTGAAGTTTACCATCGTCTCCACATAAGCACACCATTGCCATTCTTCCGTCGCCATTTATAGTTTCAATTCTCATACCACCAATCATGTTTTGATCTTTATCAGTTATACCGAAAGTAAGAAAACCAAACTGTTCAGGATTAGCCTTGTAATTAAACTTGAATGTCATCTCCCAGTCAGTCGCATTGTTAGTAACTTTTCTGTGCAAAGACAATGTTGAAAAAGTCTTACCGCTTGAAGAATCCCATACAGGATACACACCTGTTACAGTGCTTTGACTTTGACCTTGAATATCTTCTTCAAGTAGCCAGCCAATGTAACCTTCCTTGTCAAGTAGCCTATATGCCTTCTTTGATTTTGACTTGTTCACAGATTTTGTCTTATCAAATCTGAAAGACTTACCTTTTACCCAATTAGCAATCCTCACTCCATTATCCCAGTACCTTGCGTTCTTTGACACGGTAACAGTCCCGTTAGAAGTCTTTGGACTTGATGTAGTAGTATTAGACACCTTACCATCAAAATCACTATCAGCTACAAGTTTAGATGCATCCACAATATCCCAACCGTCGCTAGTTTTCATTACCCTATCAAGAATAGTTAAAGTTCCTTTACCACTCTTGAACAAACTACTAGTTTGCTCCTTGTGGATTTTCATCTGCTTAATCGGTGCAAACTCCTTGCTATCTCCAAATTGGAAACTGCCGTGCTTACTAGTAACGCCAATCATTGTAACCTTGCCGTGACATTTGAAGTCAAAAATAGGATACGTCTTATCCGTACCCTTATTTTCACACATAATACTTTTAGCATTGGCTTGTGACAGCTCCACAGGCTCTCTTTTATACCCACAAGCAGATGGAATGATAAAAGTTAGTTCACCTTTTGTGTAATTATATCCCTCTTCTATTTCTGTAGTTCCATCTAATTTAGCATAGTAAATAACATCTGGATTATCGTAAAAGTACAATTCTGATAACTCCTCTGTAACCAGAAGATTAGCAAATAAATTTCTAATCGCGTTTTTGTTTTGTTTTACAGTATTGTATTTGATCTTGAAATACAACGGATCTCTTCTTGTACTTATCAAATCAGCACCATTAAAACTTATATAATCATTCAACCTATTGCTAATATTTGAAGCAATAGGTCTGTTGATTTCTTCTACAGTTAGTAAATCCCTAAAATCAGTACCATTGAAGAAAAATCCGAACTTTTTTTCTTTGTCAACTGTAACAAATTTTAAAATATCATTCATTAATACAACTCTCCTCTTCTTCTTTCTCTGATTTTTTGATTTCTCTTTAAGAACTCATCTGTAAACTTATATGTTCCTCTTGCAACTTCTCTAGAATCCATCTCACTAGTTACAGTTAAATTCAAATCTCCTAACTCTCTTACAACAAGTGATTGAACACCGTTTGTGCTAATAGCTTTGCCAGTATTTTCGACATTAGAATCTTGATTAAACACTCCCGTTCCACCTAATACTACCCTTTTCATTTCAGAAGTATTAGATACGTTATTTCTCATATTTAATCCAAATCCTTTTTCAGCATATTCTTTAAAATCTTGAATAATATTTCTAGCGTTATCAATAGTCCTTACGAATCCGCTATCATCAAGATCAAACTCAAATCCAAGATTATTATCAGAACCTATAATGCTTGATATTGTGTTTCCCATAGAATTAACATTTGATTTCACATCATCAAACCCACTATTTAACCCACTATTCAAGCCAAGCATTATAGCATTACCAGCAGGAATTAAAAGCTTTCTATCTACCTGTATTGGTCCTTTATGCTCTCTTATCCAATTTCCGATGCCCCCGATAAAGTCTTGAACCTTTTTATACGCCGATTTCAAGCCATTTAAAAAACCATTCATAATCTTTTTACCAATATCTATCAAGCTAATACTTTTCAATGAATTAAAGATATCCTTGACCTTATTGATTATATTTTGAACGCCCGTCTTAAATCCGTTAAACACTGATATAGCCCCATTTACTAATCCAGTAGCTATATTAATTACAGACGTTTTTATCGCATTCCACACACTTGAAAATACGTTTTGTATTCCAGTTATAATATTTGATACCCCAGTTTTTAACCCGTTGAATATAGCTATCACCGTATCTTTGATAACTTGAACCACCGTAATTACCGTGGTTTTTAACCCATTCCACAATTCGACTGTCGTTGTTTTTATTGTATCCCAAGCATTTATAAGAAAATCTTTTATAGAGTTAGCCACACTATTTACGAGATTTCTAAACCCTTCAAAATGCTTATAACAATATATAAGTACGCCAACCACAGCCACAATACCAGCTATAATCAAAATTATAGGGTTAGCCGCTAATACCGCCCACAGACCTTTAAATGCTCCAGCTATTTTTATCGGAATATCTGCTATGAATGTGAACATGCTATACATGATTTTGTTTCCCATTACAATTTTGCTAAACACAGAACCGATACTTCCTTTTAAAACAGAGAATGCACCAGGAACGCCCTTTATAATTTCAACACCTTGACCTAATCCATTAATAGCACCCGTAATCTTGTTTACACCATCAGTAACACCTTGTGCAATTGACACAATACCTTTGAAAGCCAAAAGAGGAGCAAGAACAGCCAAAATAACTGGAGCTAAAGGTCTAAGTCTTTCATACCATTTTTGAAATTCTCCTGCAACTTCTTTAACCTTATCCATAATATCTGGAATGTGATCTGAAATATATCCAAAAGCCTCACCAACTTTTTGTTTAATCTTATTGATATTATCCGATATAGTTCCAAAACCTTCCGACTCTGCCCACTCATTAAAGCTTTGAATAACATTAGCAACACCATTTTTAATAGCCGTTTGTAAGTTCTGCATCGATGTTCCAATACCTTTAGTCGCTTCTAATGCAGTATTATGCCAACTATCAGCACCTTTATTTAACTCAACAAACTTATCAGTAACCTGATCCATAGTGATTTTGCCTTTTTTAAGAGCTTCATAGAAATCATTAGTTGCACTCTTACCAGTAAACCCAAACGCTCTAGCAGTTTTATCCAACGCATAAGGCATAGTCTCTTGAAGTGTTCTCCAGCTTTGCATATCAACCTTTCCAGCAGACAACATTTGCATATACTGTTCCAAACCACGACCTGCTGATTCACTACTTGCACCACTTGCTAAAAAAGCATCATTCAATGCTAAAGTAGCATCAGTTGCCTTGGGAACATCGCCCATAATAGTTGTCATACGCTGAGTTGTACTAGCAATGCCATCTAACGTCGTAGGAAGTCCTTGGATACCATTTGATAGGCTTTTAATAGATGCTTTTGCTTCTTCGCTCTTATATCCCATTTGTTCCAATACCTTCGGAAACTGATTAAGAGTATCCACCCTTGACACAGCCCCGTCAACAGCTCCACTAATAGCTCCCATAGCCATCGAAAAACCCTTAACAGCTAATTGTGCAATACCAAATGATTTAGCCATTTGTCCGATTCCAGGAACCGCTCCTGAACTAGCTTCGTTGATTTTATTTTTCGTATCCTCTAAAGCACCACTAACCTTTTTAAATGCTTTTTCCATACTACTAGCATCGCCATTAATTTCAACGCTTAAAGTATAGTCAGCCGCCATAATCTCACCTCCTCAATCCATTAGCTTCGTAAATTTTATCAACCCAAGATTTACCCTCTTTTTCTTCAGTCTCAAAGATTATTTCAGCATCATTTCTTGCCTTTTCCTTATCCAGAGGCTTTTGAACTTTCTTCCATAATTTTTGAAACCTAGCGTTTTTCTTTCTAAGCGCATTACTAACCGCATTCAACACTGCATTTCTAAGTTGTGTTGTTTCTTGCACAGTTTTTGTCTCATACGCTTTTCGAATAAATGCAACGTCTCTTGGCGTTAATTGTTCGTAATCTTCTCTTGAATACCCAAAATTTACAACATAAAAAGCGAAATCAATATCATCAGCATATTCAGTAGTTAACCTCACATACTCCTCATCGATTTCGCTATTATCTGTTTCAAAATATTCTAATTCAATTAAACGCCTTGGAAGAAAAAAGGACAGTCAATCTTAATTTCATTCACAACCAACATGTTAACAAAAATCAATCCCTTTTCATTAATTAATTTATCAAACAAATCTGATGCCTGCTCAATAGCAATTTTACCTGCATCTATTTGATATAAAGAATGAGAAAAAAGAACTCTCAAAGTCGTTAATGGTAGCATAGCATTATACTTAGACAATTCTCCCATCAAAGAACTTCCAATAGATCTTTCAATGTTCTCTAACGCTTTCAAATTGAACTTTAACTCATACTTCTTTTCGTTTAAGTTTATTATCGCTTTATCACTCATCTTATACTCCTACTTTATCCCCTGGCATTGCATTAGCATTCTTATCACCACTAGTTAAATCAACTAATGCCCCATTACCTTCAAGTGAAATAGAATAAGTCATAGCGTCGTCAAATGGAGCTTCTATAGAATAATCCGTTACCGCCGCAAGACCTCCGAACATTCCTTTTTTCTCTTTAACATTCACAACCTTAATACAAACAAGGTCTGAATCCTCAAACGCCTTGGATAAAGCTTTATGTGCTTCATCACTAGGTACAAATAAGCCGTCATTATCAATAGACCACTCTTTCATACCTGCAATCTTTGATTTCCATCCACCAACAGTATCCTTACTAGATACCTCAATAGAATCACTTGTTCTATTAATCTTTAAACCTTGTTGACCACTAATTCCCAATAGTTTTTGACCATCAGCACTAAATATAGCCAATAAAATATCTTTTCCAGCTACAGCTTTTGAAGCAGAGCTAGTAAAATCACAATATAAGTTATTTTCAAACGCTTTTGTTAAATCTCCCATAATAATCTCCTTTTTTAAATTTTGACCTTAAATCCATAACAAAGCTTAATCTCAAACTCTAAAATAGCATGCCATGAACCTGTTTCTTCTTGTTCCAACGATTGTAACCCGATTTCATCTTGCCTAATAACAGAAATATTGTTATCTTCAAACCTCAACTCATCTGTAAAAGCTTCTTCCACTTCTGTAATTAGTTTGTACATTTCGACCTTGCTATTGGATTCTTCTGCAACGATATGAACCAATATATTGAATACTTCGCCCCACATTGATTTCGTGTTTTCTGCCCTCTTATCGTACAATTCCACATAAGCAAACGGAGGCTTTTCATCTACTGGAACGTAATCACAAGCCTTCAATAGAGTGTTTTTTTCTATTAAATTTTGAACCATTTGAATAAAATCCACAATTCCAACTTTCTTAATCATTTTTTCAGTTCCTTTATCAAATCATTCATATATATCCTCCCCTGTTTACTAACATTTCGTTTAAGATATCTTTGACCGTCAACGTGTCCATTTTTACCAACATCATGCCCATACTCTACATGTGGTGCGTACTCTTCGGTATAATAAAAAATACCTTTAAATCTTGTACTTGGAATAGCTTCTCTTAACCTACGGCTTTTAATCAAATCTCCGCTATCTCTTGGAGTTCCAGGAGGTCTTTTTGCTCTGTTAAATATTTCCACTAAACTCTTATTAGCAACACCATAAAATCTAGCCTTACTCTTTTTATACAGAGCTTGTTCAAGTCTTTTATCGCCCTTTAACGAATATCTCATTTACCTACCCTTTCTATGATAAAAAATATCCATCTTCCGATGTCCTTGACTTCAATTACCTTATAAACCTCGTCTTCGATTTTCACCTTCTCCAAACTCTTGGCAAAGTTAATATCAAATCCATTACAAAACATTTTTCTTGAATTCTTAGTAACATCACGTCCGAAAATTTCAATATCATCTCTAGTCCAGTTAGTAACTCTACAAGGATAATAGTTTTCACTTACCTTATCCTCATACAACTTATTTTTTAATTCGTCTTGACCATTTTGAATTTTAAAAATAGGGTACAGCCTTAAATACATCATAAAAAGCGAATCATCCTTTTACCCTTACTATCATCTTTAGAGTTCATATAAATATATGATCTAAACTCATCATCATATTCACTCAATACATCACTGACAAATGATGTGGAGATAGTATCCACACTCTCAGAATTAATACCTTCGTAGTTAATCCTTCTAACCATCTTCACCGTTGCATCGACTGCTATTGAATACAATAAACCACTTAATACACTATCGCCAACACGCAAACAAATACGGTCAGCGATAGTAGTGATTAATTCTTTCAAATTGTCCTCAGTAGCAACAACATTGTAAGGCTTAATTCTTGTTTGCACTCTCTCTAACAACTCTTTTAAATTGTCTTCTGTTATTGCTCCCATATGCTATCTACGCTCCTACAGTGGCTGGAGCAGGTTCTGTTATTTTAACCTTTACAATACCGTCCAATCTCTCAACATACATTAACATTCCGCTCAGTAATAATGTTTGAGTAGTAGCAGACGTATGATCCAAGAAATGAGTCATACCTATATAACCCAATCCAACACCGTTTAATCCGAACTCTCTAGCCATTTCTGAATTAGTAGCGTTAATATATGCCAATACTATATTTTCAGGAACAGTAGCCCAAATTTCGCCTTCTGCAATATCAGTAGTAGAAATAATAGTTGTGTCCGTAAATGCATTGATAAAAGTCATACCAAAGGCAGTTTGAGTAGTAATATTAGCATTACCCAAGTATTTTGCAATATCCAATGGATTTACAAATATAATACATCTTTGAGATCCAAAATCTTCAAACAATGCTTGTAACTTGCCCCAAGCACTAGCAACCGCACCTTGAAGTCCATTTCCCAAAGCTTTTTGAGTAGTAGAACCAGTTTTTAAAAGAGTAACAAAGTCTTTTCTAATTTCTTTTTGTAAATATTGAACCAAAGCATCATCAGTATTTGTCACCGCTTCATTAGATCCGTACATCTGAACCGCTTCAGCAGTAGTTGCTTTTCTGTATTTCTTTAGTGTAATTTCTTTAGTAGTTTTTTCTTTTCTAGTAACCTTGGATAATGGAATAGTCTCTCCTTCAGCTACATTTCCATCCGCCAAAGTAACCTCATATTTATCATAAATTCTAATAGTAGAACCATTTGTCAATGATATTCTTCTAGTAACCCCTAATAACTCCAACATTTTGCTTACATTCTCTTGAAATGTATTAGTAACATCAACCGTAATAGGGTATTTTAAATCTTGTTTTTTAATTAAATTTGTATCTGCCATTTTTAAATTCTCCTTTTTTTACATAAATAATTCTTCGTTTTCTTCAATCAAACGTTGACGTTCTTGCCTATCCTTCACCGATAAAATATCTTCTCTAGTTAAACCAGCTACAGACTTTTGCTTAGGAGTCTTTCCTTTTAGCTTTTCATTCACAGCCCTCTCTACAGCCGTTTTAAAAGCCTTAGAAAAACTATCCACACAAACCTTAGTGTCCTCTGCATTATCGCCGATAAGCATAGCCACAACCTCATCAGGCAAGGTTATATCATTGTCCTTAAGCATAGAGTTAGCTTCCTTTATCATGTCGTTTTTAGCTTCTTTATTCTTGTATTCTTCTAACTCTTTTTGAAGTTGTTCTACCATATATTGGTTTTTTTGCTCCGCATTCATCTTAGCAAGCTTTTTAGCTTCTTCCTGTGCTTTCTCGTTCTTAGCCTTTTCCTTAGCTAATCTGTCTTGAACAATCTTGTTAACCTCATCTTGTGTAAAAGTCTTTTCAGTTTCTTTTTCAAAATCAACATTCGCTTGATCCACTTCTGTTTCTGCCTCATCATCTGCAAATAGTTGCAAATTCAAGGGTATTTTTCTTATGTCTTCCATTTTCTTCTCCTTTTTTACATGTAAGTTCATGAATTTATATATGTTCTAGCTTTAACCTCAGCTAGTTGAGTGCATTAAAAAATAGACAGTTTATAGACTTATCAAGGTCTAGTCATAAAGAATGTGATATTCCTTGTCTGACTTTATATAAATACCAGTTTAATCAAACTTGATATTGTATCTACATTTTTTAATAAAAAATTTTTAATTTCTTGCATTTTACTATTTTCAGTCAGAAATTGCATACCCTTAAAAGTAATCTTCATATCAGTTAAATCATTGCATATGATAGATTCAATACCCCAAGCATGAGCAAAAATTAACCCCTCAATAAAGTTTTCTTTCTGCATCATCTCGAGCAAATCACTAAGATAATTTTCATCTACGTTACCAATAGCTGTTTTGAACTCTTTGATATCAAATACCGTCTTTCTTTTTAAAACTGCATACAAGTATGTCAGAATCTTAAAAACAATAACATTATAATCATCCTTTGCCAAAATACATCCACCTCCTAAAATTTTGTACTAAAAAAGCACCTCTAACATCTTACAGTTGTAGTAGTTAGTGTGCTTTATTTTCTTTTATTCTTTTTGTTTTGTTTTTTCTTCTTTTCTTCTTGTTCTATTCTTTTGCAAAACTCTTCAAACATTTTTTTTGCCTTTAGATTGTTTTCATGTGTGTTGAGCATATTATTCCTCCAACAACTCTATCCCTTTAACTTTATTAATTATCCTTTGTACAACTTTATTATACCCTAATCGTTCGTTACTATCAATCAAATTTTTATATTTTTTATTAGCCCTTATATACTCAGTCGCAAATTTTTTTTCATTGAAGTCTTTAGTTTTTAATATGATGTTAACTTTACCATTATGTCTTACTATACTCATATAATTAACATTATGAGATGCAAAATAAACTAAATCTTGATTGGAAAAAAACTCATTATTTGGGTGATTATGAAGTATAAATTCCTTACTTTCCGCTCCTAAATCTAAAGTGTTTTTATCACCATATACTTTTTTGATATCATCATCAAAATCATCAAACATATATGCAACTTCCATAGACTTGTTTTTGTCTCTCGCTTCTCTTAACAAGTTTTTGTGATATTCATTTAATTTTTTATTTTCAGATTCCGATAAGCTTGGAATATACGGTGTTTTTAATTTCTCTATGGTTTTATCATTTATTGGATAAATATTATCATTAGCTCCGCTACTCGCTTTATTTTCTTTGTCAAAATAATCTCCATACAGTTTCTCATATCTATCCACATAATCATCTGGTATCACCACGCTAAAACTACTACGACAATTCACATGCATTGGTGGAAAGTTTATCCCGACCTCACGATCCTTTAGCTTAAATATCTCCCCATCCAAATCCTTGCACACATCACTTGTTTTTCTATCTATAACTGCTACATACTCATACTCATCATATAGCTTAGAATCATCAAATGTCTTCATCATAGCTTCATTATTGATCCTTGTACCTTCAGTTCGTACTATTCTTTTAATATCCGCTCTTGAGCGATTAACAAACCTCTCAGACATTTGTTTTACAACTCTATTGAAACTGTCACCTCTTATAATAGACGTCTTAAAATCATTAGTTAAGTAACTAATAAGCTTACTTTTATTTTCCCAGATTCTATCACTGTAATCTTTTTGTTGAGTCCATTTCTTATTAATTAATAGCTCAGCACTCTCTTTATCAAAACTAAGCATAGATTTACCAAAATCCATACTATCCGTCATCTTATAATAAGTATCTCCATATAAATCTATCAGATAATCATGTAATCTATCAACTTCTTTAGCTCCAATTTCTAATTGCTGTAACTTTATAGACTCATTAAGCCCCTCTAGCCTTGTCAACTTATAAATTGATTTTCTGACATCAGTTAAGTGCTTATATTGTTGGTATTTCTCAATAAAATCATCAAATCTTTCGTACAATAATTTTCTGTCAGCACTGCTTAATCTAGTTAAAAGGGATCTGTACTCAATAACATTATCCTTACCATACCTGGCAAAATATTCTGCAATTTCTTTCCCAAGCTTATGAGATTCTTCCCTGTAAAATTGAGTAAGTTTTTCGATTAACTTAGCCTCATCTTTTTCCAAATTATCCCATAACTCTTTTTGTCTTTTATTTGAGTATTCATTATACTGGTTTAGGTTCTTCATCTACTACCCTCATAAAACCATCAGAACCTTCAATGTCTTTTCTTTTATTTTCAATCTCATCTTTTGCATTATCCACAATGCTTAAAACATTGACTTGTGTTTCTTCCGATACAATACCACTTAGATTACGTGCTATTTCTGTTTCCTCTAATAAATTAGATGGGACATTCCTAGTAAATTTATACCTAATCTTAACCCAATCATCATCACTCAAAGGACTACCAGGATAATTAGCTATAATCTTATATCTCCTGTTAAGTCCAGCCGTAAATTTACGCTCTTTAGTCCTTGCCAAGTTATCCATAGCTTGTAATTTGTATTTTAAAGACACTCCGGTAGATTGTGCGAAATTTTCATCAGAAATATTAGCCACCATTGAAATTTGAAATATCAAACGCTCTAGTCTATCCAATAGATTTTCTTGAGTAGTGTCACTATTAGGTTTTGCTAAGAAATCAACTACCACTTTCTCAGAATTTTCTCCGCTAACATTAATAATTCGATAGTCTCTTAAATTCTTGATAACATCTTCATCTAACTTTTCACCTAATATTTTCATATACGCATCAGCATAATAGTCCACATCATTAGCTTTTTCACTAATTGATTTATTAAAAGCGTTAATAAGACTCTCAACACTCTCAAAAATCCCCTTACGCTCTGCATTCTCAACATATTCAACAACTGGCACATCATTAAAATAATGTTCTTCTTCTGAAATAAACTTTAATCCGTCATCTGTGTACATAAAATGCGTAATATTTCTGTTATCGGAAAAAGTACCCTCAATCTTTCCATCAGAGTTCTTATAATATCTAACGCAATACAGCACTTTTCTTCTTATGCTCTCATCAAACACCAAAAAAGCTTGCATAGGATTCAAATATGTTAATCCGATTCTTCCATTCTCATCATTAAAAATAAGTTCAAAACCATGACCGTAAATACTACAAATCTTTGACAATTCAGCATTATTATCATCTTGATTATTGTAACTATCCAAAAAATCTAAATAATCATTAACCTTCTTGTTTTCATGAGTTGATTTGATAGGATTTCCAATAAAATACCCATTAAAAGTATCTACAATATACTTTGCGAAATTTACTGATAGTCGATTGTCAGGCTTGTAGCTATCCTCCTTTTTAGGTTTAAAAGAAATAGGATACACAGTCTCATACATATTTTTTAACTTTTGATAGTGACCTATATTATTCTTATGTCTTTGAATAAATTTATCCAGCAATTCTGGAGTAATTCCAGAATCCTCAGAAATAGTAAACTCCTTTTCTATTGAATCGTTAACTAAATTAATAGTCTCTGTAACATGTGTTGTCATTAAATTATCCCCCTAAACAATTGGACACTAACTTTATCAGATGCAGACTGTAAACTATATCGTAAAGCATCCATTAAATGGTTATTTTTATCTTCTGGAATATTAGTAAATTTCCCCATAACCTTATCAAATTTATATGAGTAACTATAAAACTCTTCTTTGCAGTTAACTAGAGATGTATCACAAATAATTTTCAAACTTTGTAACTTATCAATCCCCTGATTAATACTGCTCTTGCCTTTCCTAGACTTCTTTATTCGAAGATCGTAATCATTATTCAGTTCAGAAATCAATCTGTCCTCGGCACAGTCAGCAATAATAAGAGATTTTGAATAGCCTTTTGACTTAATCATCCTAGCTATCTCATTAGTATGCATACCAGTTTCGTAATGTTCATCAATTAGATACAAAATCCCATTTTCACTATCAAGCCAAGAAACCACAAGAGCTGTTGGATCATGTGTAAAACCAAAATCCAACCCTACTATTAGCTCGTAATTTTGTTTCGCTAGAAAATCCTTATCTAACGGTCTATACTCTACATTCTCAAAAACAAGTCCTTCAGATACTCCCCATTCTCCATCGCACACAATCTTTGCACGTCTGGGATTAGTTTTATAGAGCTTCTCATATCTTTTTATAGTTTGCTCATCTAACCACTCATTAAGCTTGTATGTAGTAGTTAGAGTAAATACATCATCATCTTTAGCATCAAAAAATTCGCTTTTTAACCAATGATTTTCGCTCCAAGGATTAAAAGTAAGTATAACCTGCCTGTATGCATTTTTGTCTTCTAAAATGCCCCTCATACCTTCCACAACGGTATCTAGCTTGTCTCTACTCTCTAACTCATAAGCTTCCTCTAGCCATAAATGCGTAATAGATCCTTTCTCTAATTGAATTGAAGTCATTTTCAAAGCATCATCAAAACCACGAAATAGTATTTTCTGACCCGTTGGTATATATGTTGCCTCCATTGGACTAACCGTAAATTGCCATAAATTTTGAACACCAAGCCTATTTGTAGCACTCTTTAAACCCACAAACACGCTATCTCTCAAAGTGTTTTGATACCTTCTAGCAGCAATAACATTCATCCAAGGGTACTTCATCATCTTATAAATAATTTCTATCTGTGTAGTAACGGATTTCTTACTACCTCTACTACCCTTAACAACCTTGTAAAATTTTTTACAATTCCAAAACTCGTTATATCCTTGACCAATCAAATTTGAAACACGAATAGCCCCCAAAACTAATCAGCCCCTTGAATATCATCAATAAAAGTAGGTAAATTAATATCGACCTCTTGTTTTTCAGTCCACAAACCATATCTCTTACCTAGAAGTTCAGCCGCTTTTATCCTGTCTTTAGTAGATACTTTCATCGACTGTATTTCTTGCTCAAAATTGCCGACACTTACAAGAACTTCTTCTCTTTCCTCATCCCTTAAGATCCTAGTCAGATATTTAAGCACCTCAGCTTGATCAGCAATAGCCTCTTCCTCAAGCTTTTTCAGCCTCTCGTCTATGTAAGCTTTTACACTCACATTTTCCAACAATTTTATAACATTGCCTTTAGAGTAAGATTCACTATAACCTGCATTTAAAGCCGACTGATAAGCATTGCCAGTCTTGATGTACTCATCAGCAAACTTCTTCTGTTTAATTGTCAATTTCTTCAAAGTACATCACCTCGCTTTCCAAATAAAAAAGGACTATCCACAACTGGATAATCCTAATTTAAATTTTAATTTATTTAATCAATTGTAATTCTCTTTTTAAAGCTTCTTGTAAAACAGATGAAAAATTTATATCCTTTTCTCTTGCCATCACGTCAAGCCATTGGGGAATGCTCAAAGTTTTTTTTATAGATTTATTATTAATTGCTTTTCTAACCAAAGGCATCCACACGCTAATTAGTACCGTCTTTTGATTTGGATCTAGCTTAATATCTTTTAACTCACTCGCTTCAGGTATCTCTTCACCTGCAACTTCCATATTTTCCATCCACAACCCAAGAACCTCTTCTGCCATTAACAAAGCCTCTTCATCTGTATCAGCACAACTTAAACATCCTGCCAAATCTGGGAAACTAATACTAATACCATCTTCATCATAATCAAATACAGCAGGATATACGTATTTATCCTTCATAAAACACTCCTTTCTTGGTTGAGAACCAAGGGGTTATAATTTAACCCCCGTTTGTTTCTCAATTCTTTTAAGAGTTTTAGCAGGATAGCTATCTCTAGGATGAGGTATTGTAACCTTACCTAATTCAGGTTTATCAGGATTTATCATGTATCTATGACTTCCTCTTGAAATTCCTGTTTCTACCCAGCCATTTTTTCTTAAAAGTTTGAGTAGTTCTCTTGAGTTATAACTCTTCATAAGAAGCGTCCTCCTTACAAATATTATTATACGTATTATTTTACGTAATGTCAAGTATTTTATTATTTTTTCAACCCAAAAAAGGACTACCCACCATTGGATAATCCTAATTTAAAATGTTTTATTATCTGCTTAATTTATACAAAGCATATTGATTCAAACTAATTCCCTCTTTTTCTGCTTGAATTGACAAAAGCTTGTGAAGTGATTTTGGAAGTCTCAAAGTAAACTTACCAGAAAAATCATCATCATTAATCGGTTCAGGAATTATTTCATTATTTTTTCTTCTAACATCAATACTCAGTTCTAGAACTTCTTGCATTCTTTTATCAAGTTCTTCTTTCGTTCTTGCATAAGTTTCGGCTTCAGGTATTTCTAGAAAACTACCAACATACAAATCGCCGTCTTCATCTTGAATTTTTTTGATAATTTCAGTATACCCTAAATCCAAAACTCTTTCCTCCTTTAACTTCATACTTACCCTCCTTTTTTTCATATAACCCCTTTTAGAGATGTTTACATTTGCAATAAGATAATATATAATCTTATTGATAGCAAGGTTTAAACCTCACTATCAACAATATCTAAAACTTGATTTACAATGTACCTATCAGCTGGATTCTCTTGAACTACAGTGATAGGTCTTTTTGTTTTATGTCTATATTGTTTGTGTGAACCCTTTTGTCCACCTACATAATAGCCATAATATTTAAGTACCTTATCAAGTTCTTGAGGTCTTAAGCCATTTGGTTGCAATCTCATTTTCTTTATTATCTTATCAATTTGCAATTGCTCTCATCTCCTTTCTTGATTATATGATACCATATATAATACCACTTGTCAAATATTTTTATTATTTTTTCAACCAAAAAAGCCGATACAAACGTATCGACTTTCAAGTTAAATAATTTATAAGAAGGAGGTGTTATATTCCTTGTCCTCAATATCTCTAATATCATATTATCATAACTCATACTGTAATTTACTGTAATTTACTGTACACTTTATAAATCTTTTATTAAATCCAATGCCTTACCATGCATCTTATAAATCATTTCCACACTACGATGCATAATCTTCGCAATATCATGCCACTTCAAGCACTGAACATACCTCAAATTAAGTAAAACACCATATTCCCCATCCACACTGCTAATCTTTTTCTTGTAATCTTCTCTCAGATTGATTAGCTCACTAATATTTCTATTGATTTTGCTTTCCAAGTCCACAATTTTCTCAATCAAATCATTGTCATTTCTTACACTTGATTGCACCTTTTCTCCAAAAGCGGAAGGTGATCTAATCGAATACTTCAAAGAGTTAAGCTTTTCTAACTCTCTAATATCCGCACTAATCCTCAAGTCTAATAAATAGATCCTTTGCAACTCCTTCTTAGTCATGTTTTTTCAAATCTTCCTCTTTAACAAAAACGCCGTCCACCATCTTACCTTTTCTGTTGCTAATCTCATCATAAGCAAGATTCACACACTCTTCCAAAGTAGTATCATACTCAACCGCAATTAATTCCAGTAATTTAACCAATTTAACAACATAAAAATACTCATAAGGCTCATCACAACTACTAATATTTACTATCTCATCTGCTAGCATTCGTAACATACGCTCTCTATCCCTAAATCGTCCGCCATCAATCATGTAGTTCTCACAAATGTTATTATCGTTCAACATACAACCAATAACCAACGTAACATAAACATCACCAATACTATCCTTAATCAAATCAACGTTGTTCTTGCAAATCCCCTTGATAAGCTCACTCATTTCCTCAATAGTCTTAATAGCCTGACCCTTAATAGTTCCTTTGTAGTTTATATCACGAATAACAGCCCATTCCTTAATCTTTATATTCAACTCATCAATATTCATCTCACATTCCTCGCTTTCCAGTCAATCCCATAACAATTCCACAAAAATGTTGATTTATATTTTTTAAAATCAAATACCGCCATTCTATCAGTCTTATCAATCAACGTCGCATTACCATCTATCCTGTAAGTGCTGTTGTTTCTTTCTCCACAACGATTCGATACGTAATAACGCTTACCAATCTCAAATTTATCACTTATACCGCTTTTGTTATTCGTCCTTTTAGGTTGTTCATCATAATTAATCTTGAAATCACCTTTCTTAACCAATTCGCCATTTGCAAGCTCCTCTTCAACTTCGGTGTCCGCTTCTTCCATCAACCTCTTTTCAAGTTTCTCATTCCAAGTTAATACATCATACAGCCTTCTAAACGCTACAAGCTCATCATTCATCTTCAAAAATCTACTAACCGCAGACTTATCCCTGCTCAAAACATTACTAATATACTCGCAGACCTTCGTAAAACTCTCCCCACTGTGATTTCTGATCTGCGACTTACATATCCTTATCTCGTAATCTTCCCAAATCTTACTCATCTAATCTCCTAAAATCAAATCGAAGTACTAAACCCACGTTTTCTAAGCCATTTTTCAGATTCTTTTTTAAAATCATCATCAAAATCAGTTCTATTACAAATCATCTTATGCATTGCAATTTTCAAAACATTATCATTTGGATATTCCATATCCATTTTTTTACAAAAATCCTTTAGTTTGTTAATATCTTTTGTTTTTAAAACTTCTCCAAGTTCTCTAGTGTAATCTTCTAAAATCATCTAATCTCCTTAAAATCGTAATATTCATCATAAATTTTTAAAAACATCTTCTTTTTTAACTTATAAACATCCGTCAAAACGCCTTTAACATCTTCAACAATTTTCTTGTCATTCTTGTCTACATACATGAAATCTGCCACATACTCAATCTTACGATGTGTATTCCCTTGTTTATCCTTGAATTTATCTTGAAGTAGAAATCTAGGTTGTAGTTCCAGATTCCTAATTTCTTTTGCTTTTTCAAGTAACTTTAATTCACAATACCTCTCCGCTTCACGTTTACTATCAAATTTTATACCGTCAACTACAGTCTTTTTAGCGTTATATTTGCTATAATTTTGCATTTTTTGCATCTTCCCTTTTCATTTTCTCAATAAAACTATTTAGAACTTTGTTGTTTAAGTTTCTTGATTCCTCAGATATTTCATCGTCTTGTTTTGGTCTGTAATATGTTTGTTTCTTCCCATAATTGTTTCTTGGTTTATTCGTTCCTGCCTTTTTCTTGTTCAAAACACCACTAACATATGCTAAAGTTCTAATATTGTTCTGCTCAGCAATCTGAATAGCTTCTTTTACCCACTGAAAACTATACATATCCATATAATCACTTAGCACCTTAGCCGAATACGGACTTATCAAACCAAACCCACAATCTTGATACAACTTTATTAGCTCAGCCAACTTTGGATCATCAAAATTCAATTCTGATTGATCAACACCGTTATTGTTATTTACATTATTAACATTATTGTAATTATTTATATTATTGTTTGTGTCGGTCAGTGGCTTTTCTGTGGCTTTTTGCTGGTCGGTCAGTGGCTTTTCAGTGGCTCTTTTATCTAAATCTTCATTCTGATAAACGTTGTAATTTACAATTTTATACGTGGTCTTTTGGTGGTCGGTTTTGAAGTCAATCATATTTTCACTTTTCAATAAAATTAAAAAGTTCTTTGTTTTCTCTCTTGACCAACCCCAACGCTCGGATAGCTTTCTGAGTGACGTAATTTTTTCGCCCCTCTTGACCTCAATAATACTTCCATTGAACAAAACTTTCTTATCCTCATGATTGGCTAACAATAACAAATCAACCCAAGCAGCTCCACGATTAAAAGGCTTGTCATTCCATATTAAATTATCTTGTATTTTCCTGTGTATGCTAATCCAACCATAAGACATTTACATCACCTCTAAAAAGGTAGGTCGTCATCGAAAGATTCTTGAGCGCTCATACCCAAATCGGCTGGATTGCTGTATCCTTGATTAGTATTATTATCTTTATTTGACTCAACAAAATCAAAACTATCAACCACCACATCAGTCGTATAAATTCTTTGCCCATCTTTTTCATACGATCCAGTTTGAATATGACCTGTAATCGCAATCTTATTCCCTTTTCCGAAATACTGTCCGATAATTTCTGCAGTTTTTCCAAAAGCAATACAGTTGATAAAATCTGCAGTTGGTTGGTTATTATTTTCAGCTTCCATTCTTTTTTCTTTAGATAGTCTTCTATCTACTGCAACATTAAATCTTAAAATTGCCATTTCTGTGTTTGATGCATATCTTAATTCAGCATCCCTTGTCAATCTGCCCATTAAACTTACATTATTCATTTAAACTCTCCTAACATACCTCTACTGGTACCCCTAGTTTCTTTTCTATACTATCTCTTATCAATTTCTCATCGCTATTACCATCGCTTAGGTGTAATATATATACTTTCTTTAATTTGCTCACTCTGACACTATCTAACGCTTCCAGAACAGTTTCCAAACTCATGTGATTTTTAACAATTCTATTTCTCAGACTAACATTGATTTCATTTTCGTCCACACGCTCATCTATCAGCCTTTTAACGTAGTTACACTCTATCATTAGTACATTTATATCCTCAGGTATTTTATACGCCATAAACGCCGTGTCAGTTACAAATAACAAGCTTTCTTTTGTCCTTATATCTTCGATGTAATACATCACAGGTTCTCTTACATCATGAATTGTTCTCAACGGCTGTATCAAAATGTTCCTTACATATGTTGTCTTATATTTTGTCTCAGCCCAATTTTTGAATATCTTTAATCTGTGTCCACTAACTCCCAATGCTTCTGCCGTTCCTTTTGTCATATAGCAGTCAATTCCTGCTTTCATCAAATCCGTAATGGCTTTTGCGTGATCCATATGCTCATGCGTTACCAAACAAAAATCTATATCAGACACTTTATAGTTCAACGCTTTTTGTATCTTCTTAAAAGGTAGTCCGCACTCAAACAATATCTTTGTGCCATTTATATCGACCAGGTAGCAGTTTCCACTACTACCTGACCCAATCGTTATAACATCAATCATTTCACACTCCTAAAATGGTGCTTGATTATTGTTTGTTTCTTCAATCTCAGCTTCTATTATTTCTCTTGTTTCTACGTCTACATTTTCAGGAACTTCTTCTATTTCAACTACTTCCTTATTTGCAAATTCTTTCTTATCTTCTTCCAGTTCTCTGTCTGTATCCTCTATTGTTTTGTTCATAAATTCTGCAATCTTATCGCTATCATCACTCGTGGAAACATAAAATTTACAAGCACGATTAATAACTGTTCTTATAGCCATTTGGTCTGGAAAGTTCTTGTGTGCTCCGCTATTTCCTTTCATACTTCCTTGTTCCCAAGCTTTATGAATCTGATTAATATCCATATATTCAGTGTGCAAAATCTCGTCGTCTCCAAGTATCAACGCAAACGCTCCTACTAGATTTTTAGGATCGCGATTAAGTCCTGGACAAAACTCCAATATTTTTTGCTTTCCAGTGAGAATATCAAATCCCAACTCAAACTTATCGTCTTTGTATACTGCGTAACCTTTTACGTCTTTTACGCCTTTAATTCTCTTAGTTAAAGCTATTGTTCCTAAATAGCCCCTTTCCATCGTCAATTTGTTTCCGTAAGCTATAAAATAGCATTGATTCTTACTTGGATTAAGTCCTTGTGTCGCCATATCTAACAAGCTATTTGCAATACTTTCTTGCGTACAAGCTTGTAACACTGGCTTTTTGCCGCTAGTTTGCGTTTCTTGTAATATCAAATACGCACTCTTTAACGCATTACCTACGCTATAGTTGTTAGGAAGTTCAATACTTCCAGCGTTTTGCATTTCTGCTATTCTCTTTTGTACGCTATCCACGATTGTTTTTTCTTGTTTTACTAATTCATTACTCATTTTTTATTCTCCTTTTATAATTAATTCTTTATCATCTGATACAAACAACTTCACAATTTGTCCATCTGTATCTACTAATCTGTTCACACTTTCAGCATTATCCACAAAAATCGGAACACTTGCATTTAATTTCTTTGATATCGTGTTTATAATGTCCAATCCTGCATTGATTTTTCCTGCGTTGTTTACATCTGAATAAGGCACTCCATTTACTGTTGCTTCGCACGTCTCAACAATTCCGCCATTTACTTGCGTATCAAATAGCTTAAATTTAACATCTTCAAACATTTCATTGATTTTGTCTTGTACTAAATCTGTGTAAATCTTGATATATTCTTCTGTTAAATACACAATTCTTTGATTATTTTCATATTCTTTTGCCAAGTCTTTTTCTTCTTTTTCGTACAGCTTAACCTTTTTGTCTATTTCTGCATTGAGATCCTTTTTCGCAAGTTTTTGTATCATCTGTTCCAGGTCTCTTTTGTAGTTTTCTTTCAAGTCTTTTAGTCTTGAATTATCAACACTTGCAATAGATTTCAATTCTTCTTTTATTTTTTCTATAGCTTGTTCGTGTTCCTTGTATTCAGCTGGAAGTTGTTTGATTTCAGGTTCTTTTCTAGTTTCTGCAAACTCTCCCAATAAATCTAACTGTTGTCTTTTGCTTATGATATCCGCATTGATTTTATCAACTTCTTTTTTTATCTCTTTTATACTGTCTTCTGCCGAATTAATGTTTATCTTTATGCTATTAGCTTGTCTTTCAATTTCTGCTAATTTTTCAGCTTTGTTCTTGTTGAAATTAGCTATAATTTCGTTCTTCTTATCCTCATCAAATTCCTTTCCACAAACTGGACAATTTAACGATTCATTAAATTCCTTGCTATTTTCCTCTACCCATCTATTTCTTGATGCGTTCAAGTTTTCATTGTTTTTGTCGATTGACTGTTGATATATAGCTATGTTTTGTTCTTTGAATCGCTTTTCTTCTTCATTGTTTTCGATTTCTTTTTCTAGTCTTTCTTTTGTATCGTAGAAAGCTTGTCTCTTCTTTTCATATTCTGCGTTTACTCTTGATACCTCTTGATTATTGAAATTATCAACTTCCGCTTTTATGTCTCGCATTTTGTCGATGTATTCTTGTATTTCTGTGTTCTTTTTCGTGATAATTTCAACACTGTCGTTTGAATTTGATAGTGTATCATCTATTTCTTTAATTTTTTCTTCTGTTTCTTTTTTAATCACTTCAAGCGATTCAAAATCTAAGTCTGTCTTGCTTTTTATCAGCTCATCAATTCTTACTGGAATGTCTTCCAGATCGTCGTTAATTTTCTTCATGCTTGACTTAGCCATCGCTTTTAATTCGTCTATCGTGTAGCTATCCAAATCAAGCTCTTTTAAGTCTTTGTTTGCTTTTAATATCTCGTCTTCGTCAACATCATCAATCAATGATAAAAGCATCGTTCTACGCTCTTTCTTATCTAAAATTGCATTAAAGTACACTGGATTTGATAGTAAATTGAATGATTTTTCATCAATTAAACTGCCCACTCTTGCGTTGTAGTCTGATTTTTTGATTGGTACAGAATTTATATAATAATCAGTCGTATTTCCTGTAAATGTCTCTTGTGTACTACCTCTTTTCTTGCTCCAGATTTCTTTATACACTTTCATAAGCTCAATTTGTTGTCCATCTGCATCAATAATTCCAGTAACTTTACACTCGATATTATGAATAACGTCTCCATTTTTATCTATTGGTTTGATATTGAAGTTTTTTCTATTACTGCTATCTTTATCCCACAATAACCAACTGTACGCATCAAATACAGTTGTTTTTCCAGTTCCATTTCTACCGCTTATATGTGTTGTTTTGGCGAAATCAATCACCAAATTTTTAATACCTTTAAAGTTTTCTATTGTTAATTCAATTAATTTTATTTTCATATTTTGTCCTTTCATGATATAATCACATTAAATAAGATTTTTTTCATAACGGCTGTGTTTGTAGTGGGACACAGTCGTTTTTTCCGTCTATAACTCTTTTATATCAGTTCCTCTGTAAAAACCTTGCATACCCTCTGATTTGCTAAAATCAATCACAATTCTGTGTTTAAAATACTCATCCAATTCTTCTTTTAACTTATATACTGAATTATCATAAAAATATTCCAAGCACTCATCTGTAATATCGAAATCAATCGTCGTTCTAAACTTCATTTCTTTACCCCTTTTTTAGCCATCTTCTTGAATAATTCTGATCTGTTCATAATCTTCTCATCTCTCTTATCCGATACATCCAATGTCGCACTACTAGCTTGGTTAACTAAATATCGTCTTTCTTTATAATCTTTTCTCATTTAAAGCATTCTCGAAGTTATTACTAAAACATTCAACAACACGAAAAACTTCAAAAGCAGAATACAAATATTCATAAACAATTTCATATCATCTAATCTGTCTGATTGGATAATCTTTCTAGCCTTTACTCTCTTGCTATTTTCAAGACTTCTTTCTTTACTTACATCTTTCGTTCTCTTAAATTTTGTCCACACCTCATCATCAAAATCTGATACTCTCTTTTCCATAACCTAACTCCCTTCTTACCTCTTCTCTTCTTTTTTCTGCCCTATCTTCCATAAACTTAATAGCAATAAGCTTACTAACCTCTTTTATAGCTTGTTCATTCAAATTTATGTCATTTATTACTATTTCCTTGTTCATACCTATGCTCCTAGAAATTTGTTAGTGAAGTATATTTGCCCTCTTCCTGTAATCTTAGTTGTTGATGTCGTTCTTACTGATCCATTCGGATTACTAAGCACTCTTGTCTTAATTTCAAACAATCCAAGTTCCATCGCATATTGAGTTGGTAAATTTTTGCGTTCTCCACTCTTACACAAATAATCGTGTTGTCTTAACCATTCAAACAACTTATTTTGACCAATATCATATCCGTTTTGCTTTAATCTTTTAGCAAATTCGCCTATCAGTATTGAATTTTCAGCAACTTCGCAACTATCAGCAAATAACACCTTCGGCTTATCCCTCTCAATCTGTGCCTCTGCCAACGCCCTCTTAGCTTTTTCCTCTTTTAAATTAGTAGCAAGTCTTATGAGGTAGTCTGGATCACTTAAAGTCTTTTCTATAACCTCACTACTCATATACGCCCCGTGCTTACGGATTGTTGGGAGTACCTCTGACGTAACCCAGTCACTGAATTTCTCTGCTTGAGGCTTTCTACTTTGGAATACAAGTTTGTATAAATTTGACTCATTAATGAAATCTGCTTTTTGTATTCCACCATTTGTAAGGATGTCGGTAGTAGCTACACCCTTTTCATTAAGTCTATTCTTGCTATCTCTTGAGTTTTTTATTTCTAAAACTCTACAAACATCACTTAACATAAAGTAAGGTTCATTGCTTAGAACTTTCGTTCTCACTTCTCCGAATTCGTTGTTTTTAAAAATTTGTAATTCATTCATAATAATTCTCCTTCCTTTTTTACGCTTAAAGCGTATTTTTATTGTAAAAAAATAATATCTTTATATTCTACCGAATAGACATCTTCTAATTTTTTAATTTGTTCAACATTAGGAAATGTTATTCCTTTTTCCCAACTTCTTAAAGTTACAACTGAAACTCCTAATGCATTAGCCGCATCTATTTGGCTAAATCCTTTATTAACTCTTGCTGCTTTCAACGTAATTTTGAAGTCATTCTCCATACCCTCACCCCTTTCTATATTTGTGTTATAATTAAATTAAAAAACGAGGTTTTTATGTTTAATTCATTTTTAAATTTCACAAACAAATATGCATCTGTAATTGCTTTTATTGCTTTATTATGCTCTTTTTACAGCATTTATTTAACCAAACACTCAAATAAAATAAAAATCCTAATCAATTATCCATATAGTGAAGAAATCTTATCTTTTCACAGATATTCATTCTCTATTTATAACGATTCTAACGTCGCAGTAAATATCAATTCTATTGAAATACTACATTTGGATAATACCCCTGTAAAAATCTACCAATACGACATTGAAGAGTATTATGAATTCAAGTACAACATGGATATCCATAATTATAATAAAAAAACTAAATCTAATGGCTTATCTGATTTTAATTTTATTAGTTCGCCAATTCCTTTTAAAGATATAGCATCTTCTGATGAGTATTTTTCAATGCCTAATAACGATATTATAGAGCCTCATAGTTATTATGATGTTGTTTTCTTTTCATTTGATTTTTTAAATCAATGTAAAATAAAAATTAAAACCGATAAAAAGATTTCAATGTTTTCAAAAACAAAATCATTCATTGTTCAATTTCAAAAGTCTAACCAATATAATTACATTCAGTACTAAATGAATTGTTAATAATAACGGCGTTAACTTATTCATTACTTTTCTTCACCTCTCTTTAATAAGTCATTGATGGTGTGTTTTATCACCTCATCAGTGGCTTTTTTAATTTGATCCTTGTTAGGCATCTTATCTTCCCCAAGTTCACAACCTATATAATAAATAATAGCCTTGGTAGATATCGCCGACAATATATTCCTTATAATGCTTATAATAAGCAAAGATATCAATATTAACGTCATACCCTCACCCCTTTCTATTCATATAACTTCCACCAATCAACATCAAACACTTCCGCAATCTTTTTTGCCACGCTAACTGGAAGCTCATTTTCTTCTACCTCATACGTACTAATCGTCCTTTGATTCTTTCCTACAAGTTTTCCCAAATCGGATTGACTCAATCCATTTTCTTTTCTTAATCTAATTAATAAATTCAACATATTGTATGCCCATCTCCTTTTTTCGTAACACTACCACTGTATATGGTATAATAGTAAGTAAAGGAGGTGAATAAATTATGAGCAACATGTTAGCATATAATAAAAATGCTGCGTTAAACTTAGCGAAGGAATTAGCTCCCATAGCTATTCAGAACGGACTTGCTAATGGTGCTACTTCTGAAGAAGAATATGCAAAAAAGGTAGCAACTTTTATTAAAGTTTTAGCTACAGAGTTAAGCACTGGAGATATAGAAGAAAACGTACAAAATGTTCATCTATATTAAATTTCAATATTTATATGAATCTGAGTACAATGGTCATTGTACTCTTTTTCAATCATCTCAACCAAGCTAAAACATGTTTTTAATCGTTCTAGATTGAATTGAGTTAGTTGCTCTTTTAAGTCAAATTTGACAATAATTTCTTTATCCATAATCTCACCCCATTCTTACCTAATATGTTATTCCCATCTACTAGCTACCTGTGCAATACTCAAAATCGCACACACAATGCCAACAACACTGAACACATCTTCATGTGTCACTACAGCCAGTAAAACCATTAAACAAGTTACAACCGACAATCCAAAATCTTTTACGTATCTTTTCATATATTTTAAAATATGATAAAATAGATATCACCGTAGAGGTTAGGGGCTATATAACCCCTAGTTCTTTAAGTAGGCTTATTATACTAGTTACGCCGGTAGCCAACTGTATAATCAAGCTTACTTTTTTTATTTTCTTATCCTCTTTGGCTTTCTTCAACTCTCTTTTGAGACGTCTTATTTCGATATCCCTTTTATCAATTTTTCTCACCTCCTGTACTTGATGATTTTATTATACTACGCTTTTAGCGTACTGTCAAGTATTTTAAAAAGTTTTTTTATCATTTTAGATTGTTTTTTTACGCTTATAGTGTTATACTATATATCATATTAAGGAGGCTCACTAATGAAATTTAAAAATAATTTAGGTAATAAAGATATTTTTTCTCAAAATTTATCCAGATACATGAGCGAAAATAATATTGATAGAAAAGAATTATCAAAAACTTTAAATATTGCTTACACAACATTAAGTGACTGGATTAACGGAAAGAAGTATCCAAGAATAGATAATATTGAAATTCTTGCGAATTATTTTAATATTGAAAAATCCGACCTAATCGAACCACCAAAAAAAGAAAACAAACTAACAACAGACCAAGAACAACTGATCACGCATTACAACAACTCCAACACACAAGGAAAAACTATAATCCTCACCACAGCCAAGAACATCTCCAAAGCATACCCCGTTATATCACGTGATGAAATGATCTCATACCTCAAACAGTTCCAGCGTGCAGCATACGGAGACATGAAATCAATCTATGACATGACAGATGAGGAACTAGAACAACTATACATAAAATACAAGGAAGACTTCGAAGATGACTAAACAAGACATAGACCTCATAGTACAAGGATTAGTTGAAGTAGTAGGAACAAACAACCTCAAAGACATACTAGAATACCTAGACATCAAACTAAACACACACAGTAATACCACAGAATACGTCAACCACAACGGCAAACAAATCATCTACATATCGGAAACAATACCCGAACAACTACACGATTTCGTACTTGCCCATGAAATAGGACACGCAGTATTACACGATCATGAAATAATCCAGTACTCAAAACTAACCACACACAAAACCCAAACAGAAAAAGAAGCCGACTACTTCGCATTCAAACTCTTAGGAAAACAAATAGATCCAATATACCAATACACAGCACAACAATACGCAAAACTACTACAAGTAAACGAAGACATCATTCAATACATAATACAAGACAATTAA